GCTACTGCGATGATGGATGCTCTCTTCATTGATATTGGGAAAACGGAATCACGGTGCCACTCTTGAAATGCACCATCGGTTCTACCGGGTGCTGGAGACAGCCGCGACGCGGGCCGCGCTCCTCCCACTTTCCGTCAGGTAGCTCCCAAGCATCGGTGCACTCGGTGGCCGCCAACTCGGTTCGGCAGGTGTGGCACCACTTGGCATCGCTGCCATCCTTCTTCAAAATTCTCTCGCTCATATTTAGCCTGTCGCGTTCGGGTACTGTAGGATCGCGTCCTGTCCAGGAATCTTCTCGAAGCCTCGGAAGTTCACGAGGTTGTTGAACTTGGTGAAGCAATCGTTCGAGGTATGATCGCAGCCGGGTGAGATATGAAACGTGTCTCCTGGGCCGGGTGCTACAAACAGCGCGTTGTCCGTCGTCAACGTGACGCCATCCCAAATCCTGATCTGGTAGGACAGGCCGGAGTTCACTCCGCTGGTGAAAGTCATGATGCCGTCGTCGTAATAGCCAGCGTGCCAAACAGCTTCGGAAGACGCGGGAGGGATCGCAATGATGGTGAACGTTCCGTTGTTGCCCGGTGACGTCATCAGCGTAATGACCACGCTCTGGCCCACCTGCGGTGGCGGTCCCGAAGTCAATGTCCACGTGTACGTCGTGTTGGTGGCGTCGAAGTTCGCGTCTTGAATAGAGACGGTCGTTGGCCCAGCCGCGATGGTTCCCACGCCAGTCTGCCCGGTGTTCGTGACGCCGGATGCGTTCGCCACGGTGAAGGTGCCGGAGGTCAGCGTCGTGTAGTAGCCTGCCGCGCCTGTCAGCCCGGCTGTCGGCCTGAAGTTGTGCGCGTCCACTGGCGTGCCCACCGAACCAGTCTCAACCCCAACAGTGATTCCACAGCGGGTGTCGCCTAGCTCCGCATCGCAGCGCGGGCCGAACGTGCGACCTTGCAAAATCTGAAGTCTGTTCGTGAGACCAAGTAGCTCGAAGGTCACAAGACCATTCTTCATGGTGATGTTTCCGAGCCAGCCGTACCGCACCTTGATCTCGCCCATGGAAAGATCGGCCCAGTTGCAGACGCGAATCTCGACCTTGGTGGCGTCCCAAACGCCAAAGCGGAGGTCCTCTTCCTTGATGGTGTCCGAGTCGATGAACGCTGTCGCTTCCTGGTTGTCCACGCTGAGATCGGACTTGTTCTCGGTGGCCGTCGGCAGGAATCCCACCGCTGCCTCGTAGTTGTAGCCAACGAGCGGGGACTCCGAACCGTCCGTGAACACATCCTGGTGAGGTGTCGTGTCGATGTCCGTGTCGTGGTCCGTGAACGTGAAAATGGTTCCATCCTTGCGCGTCATCTTGTAGAGACGGCAGATGGTGGTGACGTCACCCGCAAGGTGCGTCTTCATTGCTGTGGTTGCTGATTTCATTTAGCCTGCGCTCTGTCCGAGGACGATGCGGAGTTCTTTCAAGGTGATACCCGTGACCGTGAGGATCAACCCGGCTGCCTCCGGTGTTTCAATCTGCCGCTGGAGGTTGTCCAGGTCGAAGCGAACCGGGAAGTGGAAATCGAAATCCGCCGTGATAATGGGAGCCGGGCTGCCGCTCGGAGCCGTCACGAAGGTGATGATGCCCGTGGTCTCGTCCAGCGAGTATTGCTTGGTGACGTCAACCGTGTAGCCTGTGTGGTGCGTCTGGAGCACGCCATCCACATAGACATTGACCGTATCCGTCAGCGCGTTGCCCGCGAAGTCCACCACCTTGGAGGTGACAGGCTTCTGGATGGGCCGGATCAACTCGTATTGGCTGATGGGGAACGTGTAGATCTTCTGTAGCTGGAAATTCTTGTTCACACCATCGCCCACACCGATGAATCCGCCCGTGACTGTGTGGTCCGAGTGATCCTTCAAGCGGAACCCGTTCGCCATACCGCGTGCCGCGTGGAACATCGCGAGGAGTTCGTTGTAGTCGGTCGCGGTCTTGTGCTCGAAGGAGACAGACCAGCTACCGCGTGACGCGGCCCAGTTCTGGTTGCGTTGCTCGAAGCCAGAGAAGGCTGGGTTGACGTTGGTGGAATAGCTCGGGCCGCCCTGGGCCATCAGAGCTAGCTTCGTCGGAAATTGAACCTCTAGAAACGACATTATGACCTCGTCCTCGAGAATGCGTTGCCTGCCTGACGGTGCATCTCGGCAGCGACCTGACTCTTGCTGCGCATGAAGCTATCCACGTCATTGGCCGCGATATTGATGTTCTGGTGAATCGTGTTGCCCGCCTTCGTCATTACTTGCGGAACGATGGTTCCACCCTGTTTCGGGACAAACAACTCGGGACGTTTTTCACCGACCACATATGCCTTGCCCGGTGTCACGTCACCGCCCGCCTCGCGTCCGCCTCCGAAGAGACTGCCGAGCGAGCCGAGGAGTCCGCCTCCGCCGCTGCTGTCCTCGTTGCCACCGAAGAGGTTGCCGAGCAGATTGCTCATCAATCCCTTGATAGCCGCGTTCAGGATGGTGGATTCCATGGAGTCAAAAAGAGACTGCCAGTCCGCCTTACCCTTCACGACCATGTCGGTGAAGTTCTGCGCGATGCCGTTCAGACCATCGTTGACGGTCTTCTCCATCGTTGAACTGATGGTTGGTGCCGAGGCAGCGAAGTCAGCGAAGCCAGCCTTCATGCCGTCAGAGGCAGTGCCCGCCTTGGCCTTCAGGTCGTCGTAATCCTTTTGCAGGAGCAGCATGGTCTGGTGGTACTGCTCCGCCGTCATGCCGAGAGCCTGCCAGTTGTCGTTCAGGAACTTGATTTCATCGTTCAGCTGCGATAGCTGGGACGGGTCAAAGCCTGCGCCCGCTGCTGTCTTGAGGACGTCGGACTTGATCTGCTCGCCCTTGAGGGCATCAACCTGGCCCTTGAGTAGTTTGGCCTGCTCTGCCGATAGGTGCAGCTGCTGAGTGAGAGTGGCGACCTCCGCGTCCAGCTTGCCGAACGGGTTGCCGCTGACCAGCGCGTCGTTTTCAATCCGCAGCGCGGTAGTCTGCTGGACGAGCTTGGTCATCTCGTCGCCGACAGCCTTGTTCTGAAGAGCAGCGTTGTAACGCTGAACCGCAGCGGTAGCCGCGTCATACTGACCTTGCAGCTTGTTGATGAGGATCAGGGTCTGTCCCTTGGTCGCCTCATCCGCGATACCCTGCGTCTGCATGTCGTCATAGACAGTCTTGAGTCCATCCAGCTTGGTCTTCAGCGGACCCAGGGAGGCGAGAGCCTTCTGCTGGGACTGCTCTACCTTGCTCTGTACCTGTGACTCGTGCTCCAGCGCATCCGACTGCTCGTTGACTTTGCTGGTGAAGGAGACGAACTCCTTCTCATCCGCAGCCGCTGCCTTGAACGTTTCCGTGGCTAGAGCCGCTGCCTCGATCTTCGGGATGGCGTCCGCCATGGCATCCTTGAATGCCTTGGTGTTCTGAATCTGCTTCTCTTTGGCCTTGGCTTCCAGTTCCTCGATCTGAGTCTGGGCCAGCTGCTGTGCTTGCTGCTCAAGACCTGCCGCCGTGGCATCGGCCATCGCACCTGCGAGAGCCTTGTTAGCCTCCGCCTGATCTTTGATGACTGCCGAGGTGACGAACCCGACATCTACTAGCTTGCCCGGTACCGCCTGTCCGCCCTGTGCCTTGGGCTTTACTGCTGGAGCAGAGGCAGTCCATACATCCGCGATGGAGCCTCCCTGCTTCTTGAGGTCGTCCCAGAGTTGCCAGAAGTCTTGCTTGATGCTCGCGGTAGCCTGGGCCGCGCCACTTTTGACATCGGTCCAAATGCTGGAGAAATGTCCGTTCTTGACATCGCTGATAACCGTTCCGATGGTTCCACCGACGTTCTGAACACCCTCGACCAGAGCCATGAAGACATGGTAGAGATCGGCAAAGATGTCCCCGATGATCTGGAACAGATTCAGGGTGGCTTTGGCTAGGTTGGCGAGGTTGTCAGCGAAGGCTGTGATGCCGACCTGGTTCTCCTCGAAGAAGGCGATAAATTCTTGGGCCACAACGTTCAGGGCCGGGACCAGGTCCGCCACCAGCGTGTTCTCTATGCCAGCGAATGCCGCCGACACCAACGACATGTTCTCTTTGAGATCAGCGGATGCCTTGGCCGTCGGGCCGGAGACTACCGCGTTCAGCGCGGTGAAATGCGCTTCGAGTTCAGCGACGTGCTCGCCTCCCTCGTTGAGTAGCGGGATGAGGTCAGCACCAGACTTGCCGAATATCTTGATAGCCTCAGCGGTCTTCAGCGGGCCGTCGGGCATAGTCGCGAACTTGGCGGAGACATCGTTGAAGATATCCTGCGCCTCGCGCATGGTACCGTCTGTGTTGGTGACGGCTACACCTAGCTCCTTGAATGCGTTCGAGGACTTGGGACCGGACTGGGCCGCCGCGAGTGCAGCCTTGTCCATCTTCTCGATGGCCTTCGCCATCTGGTCGGTGCCGATGCCGACAGTGGAAGCGATGTTTCCGAGCAGGGAGAGTTGTTCCACGGAGACGCCCGTGGCCTGCGAGAGTTCTTCTAACTTGGCTGCTGCCTCGGATGCGTGAAATGCGATGCCGAGTACCGCTGCGCCTGCTCCGATACCTAGAGCCGCGACACCCGCTACCGCGAGACCCACCGCGCCAAAGCCACCAGCCAAGGGACCGAGTGTGGTGAGGACAGAGCTGGCTGCGGAGCCGATACTAGAGAATGCTCCACCTAGCTCGCCACCAAGACCTCCGAGGGATCCGAAGATCTTTTCAGCCGCCGCGCCCAGGTCACCGAAGACTCCCTGGATTTCCTTGCCCGCTGCCTTGGCTTGCTTGACGGATTTGTTCATCCCGTCTTCAAAGGACGCTGTGTTCGCAAGCAGCCGGACTATGATGTCGCCGAGGATATTGCTCATGGTTTGTTTGAATTACCTCGAAGTCTGGATGACCTGTCCGGTTTTGGTGCCGACGAAGGTTGAAGTCATCCTGGAGTTGAGACTTCGGATGTCAGATTTTTCTTGCTCTGATAGAGGTCCCGAAAGTTGGCCTGCTTCCAAAGCAAGCACCCATTCCTTGAGAGACCCGGTACCCGGCTTGCGGTGACCTGGCATGAAGTCTATGGCTCCATAGCCATCTGGGAATCCCGC